ATTGTTCATCGAACTGGATAGTATTTCTCATTCTAATCTTCACAAGAGTTCCTCTTTCTTCTCACTTATCCCTACTATTTTACCAAAAAGCCACGGAATTTGCTATAATGGTCTTATGAATGAAAAAGTATTTCGTGACCCTGTTCACAACTATATCCACGTCAACAATCAAGTCATTTACGACTTGATCAATACCAAAGAATTTCAACGGCTCCGTCGTATCAAACAGTTAGGGACATCTAGCTATACTTTCCATGGCGGAGAGCATAGCCGTTTTTCTCACTGTTTGGGTGTCTATGAAATTGCTCGTCAAATCACTGAGATTTTTGAGGAAAAATACCCTAAAGAATGGGATTCTAACGAATCTCTTTTAACCATGACTGCAGCGCTTCTCCACGACCTTGGACATGGTGCCTACTCTCATACTTTTGAAAATCTCTTTGATACTGACCATGAGGCAATTACCCAGGAAATAATCCAAAGCCCTGAGACAGAGATTCACCAGGTTCTTTTGCAGGTCGCTCCTGACTTTCCAAAAAAAGTAGCTAGCGTTATCGATCACACTTATCCAAACAAACAAGTGGTTCAGCTAATTTCAAGTCAGATTGATGCAGACCGTATGGACTATCTCCTTCGTGACTCCTACTTCACAGGTGCTTTTTATGGTCAGTTTGATTTGACACGGATCCTTCGTGTCATTCGTCCTGTTGAAAATGGAATCGCCTTTCAGCGTAATGGGATGCATGCCATCGAGGATTATGTCCTCAGTCGTTACCAGATGTACATGCAGGTTTATTTCCACCCAGCTACACGAGCCATGGAGGTTCTTCTGCAAAATCTTCTCAAACGTGCCAAAGAGCTCTATCCTGAAAATAAAGACTTCTTTGCCCTAACATCACCACATCTACTTCCATTTTTTGAGAAGAATGTAAACTTAGCTGACTATCTTGCCCTAGATGATGGTGTGATGAATACTTATTTCCAACTCTGGATGACAAGTACTGACAAGATTTTAGCTGACCTTTCCCAACGTTTTATCAACCGTAAGGTCTTTAAATCTATTACTTTTTCTCAAGAAGACCAAGACAAACTTGAAATCATGCGAAATTTAGTAGAAGAAATTGGTTTTGACCCCAACTACTACACTGCTATCCACAAGAATTTTGACCTTCCTTACGATATTTATCGACCAGAGTCTGAAAATCCAAGAACACAGATTGAAATCGTCCAAAAAAATGGCGAGCTGGCTGAGCTTTCTAGCTTATCTCCTATCGTCCAATCTCTTGCAGGAAGCCGTCATGGTGATAACCGTTTCTACTTCCCTAAAGAAATGCTTAAGCAAAACAGTATTTTCACTAGTATCATTCAACAATTTTCACATTTGATTGAGAATGATCATTTTAGCCCAGATAAGAAATAATAGAGGAAATTTATGAGTATAAAACTAATCGCCGTCGATATAGATGGTACCCTAGTTAATAGCAAAAAAGAAATTACTCCCGAAGTTTTTGCATCTATCCAAGATGCCAAAGCTGCTGGAGTCAAGGTTGTCATTGCAACAGGACGCCCTATTGCTGGTGTTGCCAAACTCCTTGACGACTTGCAGTTGAGAGACGAAGGGGACTATGTTGTGACCTTCAACGGTGCTCTTGTTCAAGAAACTACTACAGGACATGAGATTATCAGTGAATCCTTGTCCTACGAAGACTATCTAGATATGGAATTTCTCAGCCGTAAACTTGGAGTCCATATGCATGCTATTACCAAGGATGGTATCTATACTGCCAATCGCAATATTGGTAAATATACCGTACACGAATCAACCCTCGTCAGCATGCCAATCTTCTACCGTACACCTGAAGAAATGGCTAATAAGGAAATCGTCAAATGTATGTTCATCGATGAACCTGAAATTCTAGATACAGCTATTGAAAAGATTCCAGCAGAATTTTACGAGCGATACTCTATTAACAAATCTGCTCCATTTTACCTAGAACTTCTCAAAAAAGGTGTAGACAAGGGCTCAGCAATCACTCATCTGGCTGAAAAACTAGGATTAACAAAAGATGAGACTATGGCTATCGGGGATGAAGAAAATGACCGTGCTATGCTTGAAGTCGTTGGAAATCCAGTTGTTATGGAAAACGGAAATCCAGAACTCAAAAAAATCGCCAAATACATCACCAAAACAAATGATGAATCTGGTGTAGCCCATGCTATTCGTACTTGGGTCTTGTAACATTAAAAACCACTCTCTTGAGTGGTTTTTTTCTATATTACTGCCCCCTGCAGACATAATAATATATATCATTCTTTCTGATTTGTTGTTATTTATGGATTTTATAAAAAGAAAAACGATTAAAAAATATTAAAAAATATTTTTTTAGGGGCGAATTTGGGGCGGGGGTATTCCCAGGGCAAACAAAAAAACCGCTAGCGATTGCCAGCGGTCAAGTGTAATTAAATTTTGAAAGCCTTTCTATGTTTTATTTTGTTGTGATGAGCCCTTCTGGCTCAACCACGAATTCAGGCTTGTCAGCAAGTGAACCATCTGGTTTAAGGTAATACCAACCTTTGCCGTCTGCTGATTGTACGAATGCGTTAGATACCATGTCACCGTTTTTAGCATCGAGATAGTACCATACATCCTTATACTTAACCCATCCAGTCTTCATGGCTCCTTCACTATCGAAGTAATACCATTTGCCACCGATTTTCTTCCATCCAGTAGCCATAGCTCCTGAAGGGTCTAAATAGTACCATTTGCCGTCTGAATGTTTCTTCCACTTATCTTTGATCATATAGCCAGAGCCGTCAAAATAATACCAGGTTCCATCGATTTTTTCAAATTTATCTTTTGGATATGAGCCATCTGAACGTACATACCACCAGCCGATATCATTCTCTTTCCATTCAGCTTTAGCTTCTTCATCATCATCTAGTAAAACAATATTCTTGTCGTACGGATTTGAAGAGTATTGCCACCAGCGAATCCCGTCCACGGACGGGAAGTATTCAAAATCAGCATTACCGTCATTTAAACCATAGCCAGCAATCCAAAGACTGTTTGGGAATTTCTCAAGAATCTGCTCATAATAGATATTATTGAGCGTGAATGGCTTATAGCTGTAATAGATTGGCTCGTAGCCATTTTCTTTGAGGATTTCCATGAAGCGAATACAAGCATCTGTATTTGACTGTTTATCTCCGCTAGCGTGATCTTCGTAGTCAAGACACAAGTATTTTACTTTTTGAGGAACATTATCAAGGAAATAACGTGCCTCACGCTCGGCTTCTTCAATGTCACCACCAAACCAAGCAAAATGATAGAATCCAACAGGAATGGATTGCTCAATTTGAGCAGATAGGCAAGGGTTGATATAGCTTGTACTTTCAGAAATTTTGATAATGGTATTCTGTGTACCAATGTCAGATAAAATACCTGTAATATCGTATCCATTATGACTAGATACGTCGATGAATAAGTCGTTTTTCTTCATTATTTTCTCCTAGTCTTCGTTTGGTTTATAATACTCAAGCGCTCGTTCGCTATCGGTCAAACCAGCAGTCGTTGGATCGGTAACTACACCAAGCAATACCAAAATATATACGAATGTGTTCACACCGTCTTGGATATTTTGGGGAATTTCAAGTCCAAACTGCTGAGCCATAAGAAATACTGCTCCTAGTAGAGCAATAAGTGTTACTTTATTTTGCAAACGTAATTTCCAGTTGATTTTATTCATTTTCTTTCTCCTTTATTTCAACTTCTACTTGGTCTTTTTGGTCGATATTGACCAATAACTGCCCTATTTTTTTAGCGTTATCCTTCTTAATTTGGTTGATGTATGGTTTCAAAAACTCTGGGAATGCCCAACCAATCGCTTCCCAATTCTCAAGTACAGAGCCTAGATAGTTGATAATAAAGAACATTGTCCAACCAATACCAAATGTTCTGATTCCTAGCGCTCTTGAATACATCGCTACAAGCATAATGACCACGAATACAACGAAATGACGAATCAATCCCATCGTGCCAATCTTACTGTCAAAACGCTTTGTTTTAAAAGCTTTAACATAGCCAGTAACGATGTCTAAAACCATTAACCAGAAGAAGATATGGATGTAAGGGCTGTGAGATAGGTTCCTAAGATGGCCAACTAGCTCTCCCCACATAAAATCTTGCATAAACCCACCTCTTTAACGTGATACTGGTTGTGTGTCTAGCTCGCTAGATGGTTTCTCTGGTTTAGGAGCATCCCATTTCCAAATGGCTAGAATTCCATTTCGGGATGGTGCGCCTTCAAGTTGTTTGAGTGATTCGCCTTGGTAGATGAATTGTTGATTAGTTTGAATAAGGATGCGCTTGCCTTCCCCGTTCAATTCAACGTGTTCAGGGTCTTCGATTGCAAACATAGAACCAGGAGCGTAGCTCTCACCAGTTTTAACAAGAGGAAAGAGTTCTACAAGTTCTTTGTATGTTGTACCGTAAGCGATTTTCTCACCCATGATGGAATCTTGAGCCATAACACGAACTACCTTATTGATTTTCTCAGTGATTTCAAGCAGTTGATTCTGCTTGGTTTCTGTCTCAGTAAGCTTCTGTTCAGCTTGCTCGATTTTAGATTGGGCTTGTACGATTGCAGAACCTGGATCTAATTCAGATTTCACCATATCCAATACTGCTTGAATGAGTACATCTTCTTGGTCTTGCGTGCGATCGCCTACCAATTCACGTTGATTGGTGCTGTAACGGTTGCCATCTTGCAAGCGAATTTCTACAACTGTTTTGGTTTGGTCACCAAAACCACGAGTATAAGGTTTAGTTGCTAGGGTGTAGTTGTTAATTGCCATTTATCGTTTGTCCTTTCACTTGTTCAAATTTTGCTTTCAGTTCTTCATTTGAATTGATGATGTTTTTGATTTGTTCGAGCTCCATAGCTGTAACTGTGTATAGAGCTTCTAGCGTAGCTGACTGAGTTGCTTCGTTGCCGACTCGTTCGCTTAATGATTTAATTGTTAGACTGCTAATCTGCTTGTCTTGTTCGTTCATGTTGTTTCCAACCTTTCTACTTTATGATTGAGTTCTTGAATTGCCTTGATGAGATAAGGCAAGAGTGCGAATGTGTTATATGAGTAAGCACCGTCTGGATTTTCAAAGAATGCTTCTGGTGCGAATCGTTGTACATCTTGAGCCATGATACCGCATGAAATATCTTCAATTTTGCCATCATATTCTTTTCTATAAGAATAGGTTTTAAGTTTTTCGATGACATCCAGTCCAGATACTTGACTGTCTTGAATATTTGTCTTGTATCTACGGTCTGACAAGTCTTTGTTCAAAGTAATCCAGTCGTATGTCCCGTTGTCTAAATAAAAATACAGATAGCCGTTGTGAGCGTCCATGTTTGTATATCGTGGTGAACTCATCCAAAATCCATACTTACCACCTGAAGCTCTGTTGTCATAGTAGATTTTACCGGTAACTCTAAGATTGCCATAGACAACAGGGGTGTTCCAAAAGTTTGCGGTGTTATAGCAGTACATTTCACCGTTGTTTTTTACAAACCAAGCCTGATTGCCCGGTTTCCCCCAGTTATCGCCCCAGTTAACCCAAAGAGCCGTTTGACCTGCTTTCCATCCACCGTCACTCATACCAACGCGAAAACTGTTAGAACCAGTCAACCAGAAAACAGTCGGGTCTTTATCGTGGGTACCGATTTGGAATCCACCAATACGGCCTTTATAACCTTCAAGCAAGGTTGCAGATACTACTACTGATCTCAACTTGTTGATAAAGGCTGTTTTAGCAGCTAAAGTGTCCGTGAAAACATCACTTGACACAAGCTTTTTCGCTAGTGCTGTGTCGAAAATCAATTTGTCTGCTGCAATCGAATTCGAGCGAATGATATCAGTGTTCAGAGTTCCAATCCGTGCATCGCCCACAAATAAGCGCTTAAAATAACCGTCTATCGCAGTGATTTCGTCTAGTAATGTTCTACCTTTTAGACGAATTTTAGCAGCTTCAATCAGAATATCATTACTATTCAGATTGATTTGTGAAGCGATTGCACCAGCGTTAGTCAAGGTCTGTATTGCATATGAATCAAAGAGTTGTGACACCTTTGTTTGAGTTACAAGGTCTTGTGCCGATGTATCATCTTTGAATTCTTGCGGAGGTGTTTCACCACGTACCAAAGATACTTTACCAATAGCCACAGTCCCGTTCTTAAGTAACCAAATTTCAAGAGGGAATTTTCTTGCTTTAGTCGATGATTTTTGGACGGTCATCGTACCTGTGATGATTTGAGTACCAGTTTTAGTGAGTGTTACTCTATCTGATGCAATTCCACCGTCAGAGGCCCATAGCTCAATTCCTAAAGGCGCATCTGGTAAGACATCCACCCATACTTCCATACGATAGCTGAGCTTCTCGCCCTTTGTAAAAGTCGATGTGTTGAGTGGCAAAGCGAATCCGTGGTAGACTGCATTGGTCTTACCAGTATTTGTGATTCTTAGCAATTTTGTGTCAGCCTGAACTTCTACAATATTTGCTTCAGCTTGCTTTTTATCCCACTTGCTGAAATTGGTTGGGTCAAATACAAGGTTATAACTATTTTCAGTAATTTTTTTGACTTCTGTTTGAAAAATTTGACTAGACATAACAAGCCTTGAAGCGTTATCTGCCACGCCTTGCTCAGTCGTACCTAAAATCCTCTCATATAGCTGACTTGTCTCTTTTACCCGCTGGAAATCACTCTGGTTAACTTTGCTATTTATTTGACTAGAAATTGCAGCAAAACGACCATCCGAGGTTTCTTTATATTCAGCTAACTTTTGCGTAATTTGTGTTCGTGTCGCTTCTGCCATCTTATAAGCATCATCAAATTGGCTAGGCTTGTATGGTCCAGTCTTTGAACCACGAACAAGGATAGGCTCTTTAAACTCTACCCAGCCGTTTTTAGGTAAGAACACAAAAAATGGATAGGCTGCATCCTCACCAAAAACAAAGTCTTCACTGAGTGTGAAAGTTTTTTGGGACTCTTGCCACTCATTGAGAGGCGGTCTGTTCTCACCAATTTTAACCCATGTAAGATTTTTATTCAGATTGTGGTTTTTAATGACAAACGCAAATGGTTTGTCTGGGTATTCTCTGAAACGATACTTAAATCCGAGCGTATACGTTTCACCGCGATAAACTTTTTTTACATAGATAGGCAATGTAAAGCCCGTCCAGTTATAACCAGTAAGACCTTGCGCTTTGATGGTAAAAATACCATCGTTAACAGATATTTTCACGTTTGGATTGTTATTTCCAGTCAACGTATGCTTGTCCATTGTCATTGAATTGACAATCAAGTTGTTATCGTCTGTAACATACTTCCCGACTTCAGTCTGGAATTTTTGGTCGTCCATGACTAAACGTGAAGCATTTCTCGAAATATCACTCTCTGAACTTCCTAAAATCCGCTCATAAAGCTGAGCAGTTTCTCTCACACGCTGGAAGTTAACATCGTCGGCCTTGTTAGCTATTCGACTAGAAAGGTTCGCTATACGTTCACTGACCGTTTGCTTATATTCAGAGAGTTCATTTTCTTGCCTGTTAACTTTATCAAACATCGAAGTGAATGTGATTTGATTTTCACTAGCGATATGCTTTGCCTCATCTGCTAATTCAGCACTCGCACTAGCCTTCTTCAAAGCTTCTTCTGCCTTTGTTTTGGCTTCATCGAATTCTTCCGAGCTGAAATCGTGAAATCGTCGGTCAATTTCATCTGATAGAGAACGCTTGTTTTCCTCTGCTTTAGCTTTGGCAGCGTTAAGATCATCTTCAAAGTGATTTTTGATTTCTTCAACTTTACGGTCAAAAGCAAGGTCAGCATTTTTAATTTCTTTAGCTAATTTCGCTTCAAAAATTCCATCTAAATGTTGAGTTTCATTCTTAACAGCATCGCTTACCACATTACCGATTGCGCTTGCTAGTCCTGACTTAAATTCTCCAAAACCAACCGATAAGAGCTTCTTAGGCATTGGACTGTAAGTATATTTTGTAATTTTCTTACGAACATCTAAATTGAATATCTCATGAAATACGCTCACTGTATCAAATATTTGAACTGCAATATCACCTCTTCCGACAACAGAAATTTCTAGATTTTCCTCAAGCATATCGCAAAGAGAGGTCCTGAAGTATTGCTTCCCGTATTCACGAAGACTAGATTCATCTGTAACATTTTGATCTGAGACTTCAATGACATCTTCATAGATTTGACTATATTTATTGATTAAAGGACTATCAACTACAACTGCAATTTTACGTTCATCATCATTTCCGTTTGCACTTTTAATCGTTTTCTTAAAAGTGATTCGCGTTTTTAATGATTTTGTTGATGTCTTCTGTTGGTAGTTTGAAAGATTTTTTTTGTACATAAAAAGCGATTCATTCTCAGAACCGCCATTTTTTAACAATTTGACTTGATATCCATGGCGAACCAAGTCTCCACCCCATTGCCCTAATATAGAGTGCTTGTCTTTTGTGAATGCAGCCATCGCATTAATACTGTCAGTATTAAAAGTATGGCGATCATCAATATCAGAGAAAAAAGAAAATGGATTTTCTCTAGTGATACTTCCAGCAAATTGACTCATAGCAGTTGAGCCTGATACACGATCAAGAGCAAGCGGACCAATAACATAATTATTTAGTAGAGTCATTACCTGATTTGCATATACTTGAATGAACCCATCTTTCTTCTCTACCTCAAAGATTATGAAATCTTGTTCACCATGAAGGTCATCTGCTGTAAGCTTCGTTTCTTCTCTTAATTGTTCCCACAAAGGATCAGACGTAGGAAAACGAAAAGACAGCTGATAAGTGCTATTTGCTTCTTGAACAATCTTGTCATTATCAGCTGCGTTTAGAGGAATATTCCCATTCGTTAAATAAATCAAATTTTGTACCTCCAATTCGGCCTAATCGTCAATCTACGAACATTTCCAGTATATGTGATACCTGGTTCACCAGTGGGAATTTCTAAGAAAACACCTCGTTTTCGAAGAGTATTTTGTATAGAACCAGCAGCATTATAGATATTTTGTTTTCCTTGTCGACAGTCTATTGTTGCCTTATTTTTTAGTGATAGATACATCGTTTTATTACCAATAGTGATAGAAACATCTCCGTCTCCTTCAACTTCAATAATAGGCTCAGAATAGACTGTACCAGGATTCGTGATTGTTCCAGGAGCAGTAAATACTTCTGGATTCACATTTTTTTGATATCTAAACGGCT